ACATTTCCAAATAAAATATCTATATGATATGTTCCATCCTTTTCTATAATTATTGCAGGCCCATTATCATTTACCTTATACGTTCCATCTCGACTTGAAACACCTGTAACCAATTGTATTTCATCTCCATATCTCATAAGAGGATGTTTGTTTAAGAAATCTTTTGTATAGTAAGATTTTTCATATGTTCCAACCATAGGAGCAGCACATGTTTTTTTAGAAGGATCTAGTTTTTTACCTCTACAATCTTTATCTCCACCCTCAGATTTTCTAGGACAATAAGCAGTAAATTCAGCAGAGTATTCTGTTCCTCCAGTATACTCTGAACCATCTTCTTTTTGTTCATCTTGACCAGCAGATTTTTCATCCATTATATTCTCAAAATTAAGCTCTAGTTCAATTTGATAATCTCCATTTTGCCATGTATGCTTATCTGTATCTATATAAAAAAGACCTATTAATTTTGTATATGAGTCTTTTACTTTTACACCTCTACCAGTTACACAAGTTATATCACCATATCCTTTTAAAGAGCAAGTTTTTTCGATTCCTTTAAACTCTCCATCTATGTCTATAGTACTGTTTTCTTGTTGTTGTATTACCTTTTGCATAATTACCCCAACGTCTTTAAATATAGAGTCATTTATTTTCTCACTAATTTTATTACCATACTGATCAACAACTAGTACTTTATTTTTTACATTCTCCATGCTTTCAGAAAAATTTGTATTGATAAGATTAAAGCCTTCTTCAAATGTTATATTTAAAGTAACTACACCCTTCTCAATAACATTAAATTTATCAAGATTAGACTCTATCATATACTTTTTTTTAGTTGTCTTGCTTGCTTCTGTATAAACGCTCATTATAGTATCATAGCCAGTTACACCAATAAACATTTTTGTATATTTAACGTTAGTTTTAGGTAAATTACCTAGTGGGAATTTATTATCTACAAAAACCTGCTTTGCAATATCTTCAACTAATTTATCTTTAAAATTGTATGACACTTCGCTTTGTAAAAGTAAAAAGCCCATATCTTTAGCTGTAAAATCTATATTATTATTGCTAGAGTCTTTAGATCTATCTATTATCATTCCTCTAAAAAGTTCTTTATCATCAACATAGAAACAAACTGTACTTGCTACTGGAATATCTATCTGCCTAAAATTAATATCACTTGCAGATTGAATTATAGAAAATTCTAAAGTTCTTGATGGTGATCTATAATCACCAGACCAAGTACACTTATCCACTAAATCAGTTACATTATATATATTTCCGTTTTTTATATGAACTTGTATTTTGATTTTATTAATTATAAATCACCACCATTTTAAGGAATTATTAATATCCAACCATTTTTTATTACAGATGGATCTTTAATCTTATCTTCATTTGCTTTATAAATCTTCTCCCACAAATCTCCATTGCCATAATATTTTTTTGCTATCTTAAAAAGGGTATCTCCTTCAACAACCTTATGTGTTTTTTGCTTAGTATCAAATCCTTTTGTTAGTGGAACATCCTTTTCAGAAGATAATTTTTCATCATTATTAATGTTTACTTTGGATATTTGTATCCTCCTATATTCTTTTAGACTTAAGGTAAAATAAACATCTCTTGAATAATCTTGTTCTCTATAATTAAAATCTGCAATTATACATTCAAAGTTTATATTAGTTTCTGTAATGATAAATCTTAATATATATCCTTCTTTCATCCAACTTTCTATTAAATTTACACAATCATATGGTTTTGGAAATCCATTATAATTACAGAAACTATATTCTTGATTAGGGAAAAAAGAGGATAGTTCTATAGTTTTAAGCCCTAACCCTCCAAATACTGCAATATCTCCAACACTTAAAATATTAGATGTATTTATTGTTGCACTTCCATTTATCTCAAAAGAGGGTGGAATAACAGGAAACCTAAATGTATTATTTGCTTGTCTTAACCATATTTCCATTAAACTCCTCCTAAAATAAAAGACACTTATTTCAATAAGTGTCTTTTAAGATAATTATTATAAATCAAATACTGTATATTTTCCTACATTTTCATAAGCAATTTCAATTGTTTTTGGCTTTGTATCTTTTGTAAGTTCAAATGCTATCTCACCTTTTAATGTATCTCCTGGATGTATTGTGTCAAATAGTAATTCTCCATTTAATTCTTGATTATTTATTGCATTTCCAACTGTATTATCATCCGTTTTTAGTATGTAGTTTTGAAGGAAATCACTTTCAAGATCTGTATCTCCTGTATTGGTGATTTCAATCTCAACTGCATATACATTACTATCTGATTCTAGTTTTCTAACATTTTTAACAGATACCTTTGCTCCGTCCAAATCAACAACTTCGCCTATTTTATGATTTTTAATTTCCTCTGTATTTTGCTTAGGTTTACTATCTCCATTTTTTGAATCATTTGTGCTGCATCCAACTAAACTTAAAGATAATACAATTAATATTGCTAATGCTGGTATTTTTTTATTCATAACATAACCCCCTGTAAATTATATACTACAATTATAGCACGATAATTTACAAAACGCCTCCAACTTTTGCAAGAGATATTTTTTTGTTTATTTTTCTTACAATTTTATCTATGTCAGCCTCTTCTCTTACAATTATTGTATCAGCCAATTTATCAAGAAATAAACTTCCATTTGAACTATTTCTTTTGTATTGATTGGCTTCTTGTTTGGTTAAAAGTTTCTCTCCTTCATGTGCCCTAATTAAATAATCATTTCTAGGAACTCTATTTATACCAAATGCTTTTCTTGGACTTTTGCCAGCAGCATCTGCACCTTTTCCAATTTGTAAACTAGGACCTTTTTTAAATATTTCTATTGTTCCCTTAATTGGATGTTTAAAGAAATCTTTAAGTTTATTCCAAGCTTCTTTTACCCCTTTAACTTTATCTTTAAAAAATGAGTCAGCAAGATCTATTACAGGTTCCAGTACACCACTAACTAGATCAACAAGGCCATTCCAAATTGATTTTATTACACCTACTCCACTATCAAATATTTGTTTAAGTCCATCCATAGTTTGATCAGCATTTCCTGTTATAAGCCCCATAATAACATTAATAATTCCAGATATAAAAGACATAATTCCATTTATGATTCCAGATACTGTTGTTATTATTGCGGTTAATGTATTTAAAACCCATGTAAATGCTAAAATTATTCCGCCAACAACACCAGCTATTGCAATTCCTATAGATGGTAAAAGTTGTTGTCCTATTTGTGATAGGAAAGGCATAAATCCTTGAAACCAAGCTTTAACAGGAGCAAGTGCTTGAGTTAAACTTTGGAAAGAAAGTTTAATTCCATCAGTAGACTTTTTAACACTATCCATTGGTTGGCTTACTTTGTTTACTGTATCTCCAACCTGTTTGGCTGGAGTAAAAAAATCAGTAATCGCTTTTTTAACCTTATCAAAACACTCTTTCAAATTATCTAAATGAGGTTTTAAAGGTTCAAATGCTTTTACTAAATTATCTATATTTGTTTTAATATTTCCAGCTAATATGTTCTTTAATTCATTAAATTTATCCTTTATTGAAGTTATTGACTCCTTAAACTTATCCTTAAAATTTACTCCAGAATCCTCTAGGACCTTTAATGCAGGTTTAACATCATTTAATATTTTGTTTTGCAGTTCTGTAAATTTAGTTTTTCCAGATTCAACTCCTTGACTTATAGAATCTGTCATAGGTTTAATAAAAGTTTTAAAATCACTAAATGAACCTTTTAGATTTGCTATTGTTTGTTTTAATCCACCTGTATTTGGTGTAGATTTCCCAGCTGCATCAGCTGCTTTACTTCCTGGAATGTTTACATTTGTTTTAGTAGATATTTTGGCAGTTGCTTCAATTGGATTTTCTAAGAATGTTCTTAAATCTTTCCACTTATCTGTAAGCCATTTAGCTTTATCTTTAAATAAGCTGTCAGCTATATCAGCTATAGCTTGTATAGGAGCAGTTACAAAATCTATGAAACCTTTCCAAATTGATTTTATAATTTTTACTCCACCATCAAATATTTGTTTAACTCCATTCATCATCTTTTTACTATCGCCTGTGACAATACCTATAATTAAATTAAATACTCCATTTAAAATAGATGCTAGACCATTTAATACATTAGTTATAGTATCAACTACAGCTTTAAAGGCAGTTGCCAGAGTAGATAAAATCAAAACTAATTTTGCTATATGAAAACCTATTACGCCAATTAAAACAGGTCCTAGTACCTTCATTATTACACTTCCTAAGTTTAAAATAGACGCAAATAGTGGACCAAATGCTGATAACAACTCTTTAAATTTTTCCCCTAATTGTTTAAGTGCAGGCATACAAAAATTTACTATAGGTTTTGCAAATTCTGTAAATGATTTTACTAATGAATTAACCTTATTTCTAAATACTTCAGATTTAGCATAAGCAATGGTAAATGCTACTGACAATGCAATTACAGCTGTTATAGTCCATCCTATAGGACCCATTACAGCTAAAAATACTGCACTTAATGGTTTCATACCAATTACAAAAGCTCTGAAAGCAACTTTTGCTCTTAATATTATTGGAACAAAAAAGCCAAATATACCTATAGCTTTTGAAACAATTAAAGACACAGCCCCTATAGTTAATAAAAGTACTCCAAATGCTCCAACTGAAAGCATTACATTAGTTATGACTCTTTTTATTGGTTCACTTAGATTATTAAACCAAACAGTCATTTTAGTTAAATTATCAACTACAGATGCTATTGCTGGCTTTAGTTGATAGTAAATAGTAATTCCAGTTTCTTCAAGGGCTGATTTTAAGGTTGCAAGTCCACCCTTAGTATTATCCTTCATTACATCAGACATTGTTTTTAAAGCACCTTTTGAATTATCTATTTTTTTCTTTAAACTATCATATTCATTTCCCACACCATCAAGTAACTTTTGTAACGTTTTTAATTGAGTTTTTCCTCCTATAGCTGCTAAGTAATAATTTTTCTGTTTATCAGTCATATCTTTTGTTTTATTTGCAACTTCTTTAAGTACATTTGACATACCTTTAAATTTACCTTGATTATCAAATGCACTTACGCCTAGCTTTTTCATTGCCTTACCTGCTTGGCCTGCACCTGTTGTAAGATTTACCATGATAGAGTTTAAAGCATGGCCTGCATCTGTACCCTTAACTCCTCTGTTTGCAAGTATTCCCATGATAGCAGTTGCTTCTGAAAGCGGAACTTTTAAATTGCTAAATGTACCACCTGCAACATTAAACGCTTCCATCAACTGTTGTATACTTGTATTTGATTTAGTAGATGCATTTGCAACTTTATCTAAATACTCACTTAAACCTGCACCGGCTAATACTTTTCCACTTTTACTGACCTTATCAACTTCTAAGCACATAGAACTCATGCTATCAGTTACTAAATCTGATGCTAGACCAAGATCCATAGAGGCTGCTTCTGATAAATTAAGCACTGGCATTAAGGCATGCATTGACTTTTGAACATCCCATCCAGCAAGCCCCATGTATTGAAGTGCATTAGCAGAATCAGCAGCAGTTTTAGTTGTAGCTTTTCCGGCATCTCTAGCAGCCTTAGACAGAGCTTCAAAATCTCCTGGTTTTAAGGAATTTCCAAATGTAGCCTTAACTTGCGACATAGCGCTTTCAAATTCTGTTCCAACTTTAGTTGCAGCTGCAAATGCGCCACCAACTCCAGCAGTGATAAGACCTCCTGCTTTTAAAGCACTAGTTCCAACGCTTTTTAAATTACTTTGAACATTATTTAATGTTCTTGATGCTTGAGAAGATGAATCATGTAGAGCTCTAGTATTTGCTGCTACTCTTTTTAATGTTGAACTTGCTTCATCTCTCATTTTTATTATTGCTTGTAGGACTTTTGTATTAGAACTCATATACTAAAACAACCTCCCAGCACCAGATTTTATTTCTTCTTCTCTTTCATCTAATTCTTGATCCATAAAAACACTAACAATTTCTTTTTCGCCTCTTAGTATACGATAAGAAACGGATGGCATTATACCTTTATACTTAAATAATAAGTACATCAAGTTAACTTCTCCATCCGTTTTAATTAGTTTTTTATATCTTTAGCTCTTTCTTTTTGTCTTTTTTTATCGCCCTCTGCATCTATTCCATTTACTTTATTAACCTCCTCGTATAATTTATCTATTTCACCACTAAGTAATAGCTTTTTAATTAATTCTTTAGGTGTAATTGCACTAAATTTTTTAACTAATTCCATATTGCTAAATATAGAACATGATTCTAATATTGTATTTACTTTAAGTTCATATATGTTAATGTTTTCTACATCTCCACTATTAACGTCCATAGAGTTCATTCTTATTTCGTCAAAACGTTCTGGATCAATAGCCTTGCACTCTATTTCTAAAGTATCATCTAGTTTTTTACAATATAATTCAAATGCGCTAGATGGCATTTTTAATTTACCTGCATCCATATTTAATAATTTTTCTACTGTGTTCATATAATAAAATCCTCCTATTTTTCTTTTATTTTATCTAAGTATTCAAAGCCTTCAAATGTGAATGGAACTTCTATTTCTCCAACTTTCGCAGCTTCCCAATCAGCCAAAGTTAAGTCGTCAAACATACATCCATAAAGTGCAATTCTCTCAGAACCATATGAATCTGGGTCTTGCAATTTACTTATTATAGTTACTTTAAATTCTTTACCTTCATTTAACATTTTTTCGACATACTCGCCAAATAAGGTACTTATCTTATAAAGAGTTATAGATCCTTTTCCAGTTGCACCAATCATTTTATATGTGGTCATTATTTGACCACATAATTTTATTTCTTCTTTATCTATATCAACCTTGGCTTCCATCCCTTTTGTTGATGTAAGTTGCTTATTATCTAGCCAACACTCTCCAAAAGTACCAGATATTATTCTTTTTGCATCTATTTTAGCTTTCAAATTTTAACCTCCAAACTACATAGAGATGTCTAAATATACATCTTCCATTGCATCTATTAATTTAATTCTTGCTTTTAAAAATACAAGAGTGTCAGTATTGTATTCTTTTATCTGTTGTTCTTCCATATTAGATATATCTATATTTTGTTTTTTTAGCCATGCTCTTTGAGCATCTAAATTAATTTCTACAGTTGAACCTTCATCAATTAAACCATCTTTTTCTAATTCTTGAAGATATAATTGTATTGCAACAATAAGTAAACACTTATTATCATAAGTGTTTTGGGTTTTTCCTATATAATTTTTTACAATTATTTTTTTAATATCGTTATGAATTTGATCTAGTGTATCAACCAACTTAATCTTTTTGAATATATCACCTTTTGAATCAGTAATTGTTGTAAAGGATGTAACTCCTCTAGCGATTACTATAGCTCCACTTTCTTTTATTAAAATTAGCTCTCCATTATTTATCCTTGTATTTGCTTCAGCTCTTGTTAGCTTAGGTATATTAGTAACTTCTGGTATTTCTGCATATGTTACAGATTGAGTTGATGGAGTTCCTGCAATAAAACCTGCTATTCTTGGCAGAAATTCATTTGAAGTGTATTTTTTACCTTCAACTTCAATATCAGTTGCTGTAAAGTTTATTATACCTTCATAATCCGCTGAATTACTTGCAGTAATAGCTTTAACCTTTATTTTATTATCTTCTCTCATTTTCTTAATCCACGTTTTGATTTTAGGCAAATCTTGTTCTGTCTCATCTAGCATACAAAGATAATTAAACTCACAAGTTTCAAGAAAATCTAGTGCATCATCTATTGATTCATCTGTATCTAATGTATAAACTAATACTTTATTTGGAGGATATACATTTCCCTTCATAGCCATTTTTATATAATCTAAATTAGCAGCAGAATAATTTTCTGGAATATCCTCTATTTCTTTTATCTCAACTAACCCTATATTTTTTGTATCTTTTAAAATAAGCGCTACAATACCACCAGAGCGTTTAACAAAAGTTTTTCCTGCTTGGATAAAAGAAATATTAATTTCTGGTAAACCCATTTAATCACTTCCTATCTCTAAATCTACACTTTCCATAATTTCAAATGTTTCATTTTCAAAATAGACTTCTTCAAAATAAGATACAGTCATTAGAAAAGTTAGTTTATATCCTACAGGATCTTTTGCGATTGATGGAGATATATTCTCAATGATTAAACTTCTATCTTTAACTCTAATGTTTCTGTTAAATATTTTTTCTAATCTACTTTGTATGTCGTATAGATTTAATTTATTTTTTCTAGCCTTTTGGTAATATTCAATATCTATGAATATCTTTTTAGTATCTAAAACTTTATTTGCAATATTATTAGAAACAGGTAAAAGTTGCACAAAAAAACAAGCCTCCTCAAAGCCTTGTATATTATCCTCATTAATAAAAATATCTATATATCTAAACTCATTTTCGATTCTTTTATTAACTGCTATTATAATGTCTCTGTTTGTAAGCAACTAATCACCTACCAATCAAATAAATTTGCTTTTGCACTTGTCATATTTTCTTTTGTTCTTTCAATTCCCTTTTCAACCATAAAAGAACCAGGGACAATGCCACCATTTTTAGTTGAATGGCCATTATTTACTAAAGTAGCATAATCAACTTCATTTTTAACAATATAAGTATCATATTCTGGTTGCTTTTCTTCCCATCCATTTTTTAACTTTTCAGTTTTTACAGGAGTTTCATCTCTTATATTTTCTGCTAGTTCTTGCCCAGTTTCTTTTGTAAACTTCTTGATTTTTCTATTAAAGTTTGATGCATTTAGACCTAAATCTAAGGCTAATGCTTCAAAGACTCCTAAATTATCTATTCCCATTATATCCTCTCCAATTCTGTAATAGGTATTTCCATATGGCTTGGATATATATTTGCCTTAGAAACCTTAAATACAGCTTCTTCTCCATGATTATAGGTTGTATTTATAGTATCACCTATTTTTATATCTACTTCTGGTCTACAAAATAACTTTCTATTTACAACTATAGATCCAATATCACCATTTACAATGGCTTCTTCTTTTCTAGAAATTGCACATGGGATATTTTCAGCTATAACAACATTACTAAAATCATTAGAACATGTTTCTTCATTCCAGCCTTTTAATTTTCTAATTATAGTCATTTTATCAAGGTATGTCATTTCTAATATATCTGCTTCAGTCATTTAATCACCCCTTAGTACATACTAACAATACAAAATGGGCTTAGAAATTTTTTATCAGTATCAGTTAAAAAAGATGATGAACTGATGCTATTTTCAGCAGTTTGTAATGTTAAAGCATTATATTCTATCTTAGTGTCACCTCTAGTTATAGCTTTTAAGCTTTTTTCTAGATTATCAAGTCCACTATTTTTCTTAAGTTCTTCAAATCTTGAAGATAATATTGATATTACTTTTTCTTCTACAAACCCTTCTAGTGCTATACTTAGTTCCTGCCTAGAACAATATTCTAAAACCATCTCACTTATTTTATTTATATAAAGGATTATTAATTTGTCATATCTATCATTTTCTATTCCTAAAACTAATTTAACATTATCAAGCATTGTACTCATCTAGTAGTTGAATTAATTCCTCTTTAGTTTTAGTTGAATATCCCTTTATATTCTTGCCTTTAGCAATTTCCATAAGCTCTGGTTTAGATAGATTAAATAAATCATTAGAGGTTGATTTAACTTTTTCTTCTTTTTTCTCAATATTCTCTTTAGTCACTTCTTCTGAATATATTTTAAATCCTTTTGAAATCAATTTATCTCTCGAATTTTCATCTTCAACAACTTTAATTATGTTATTTTTTATCAATGCAAACATTTAAAACAACTCCTTATTCTTGTGCAGCTTTAGCTTGTCTCACAGATGCTCTACAAAGTTTTAAATATTCATCCAATATCCACAAATCGTGATATTTTCTATAGTCTATTTGATAAGCATCTGCTGTTTGGTTTTGATCTGGAGTAAATATTCTTGGCTTATCAGTCTTAGATACTGCAATTGGAGCAGATGCTGGAGTTATTAACCAGTTTATATCTAAAGCCTTTGCTCCTTCAGTAAACCCACCCTCTGTTTGTCCAGATGTTTTACCATCTCTAAATACGTATTCTGTTTTCATTCTTTTTGATGGAACTTTTATTATAGGTACATTGTCTATAGACTTTACAATTCTTTTTATATCTCCATCGCCAAATTCAATATCATCAAGTTGAGATGATTGTTCTAATATGCTTGCAATTATGCTAGACATACTAATAATAAGAGGTATATCTCCAGATAAATCTTGTATTGATGCAAGTTGATTTTTCAATTCACTTAATATTGTAGTTACTGTAGCTTCGTATGAATATTTTACACGCTCATCTACTTTAGCTGTTTCAGAAAATATCTTTGAGTATCTATATGCATCTATTTCTGGTATAACATGTTGCTTTTGAAATAATCCCATTACAGAAGATGCATTTATAACGAAGTTACTTTCATTTACATCCATTGAATCTAACATAAAAGTCCTACCTCTATCCATCTCCATTTTCATTGTTTCGTACTCAAGTGTAACTGCGCCTTGCGTATATCCTTTAGATCTGTCATAATCACCTAAGCCATCCATTGTTACTTTTGGTACTTTTACCTCTCTTCCTCCATTATATATAACTTGACCAGCATTTTTCTCCATCCATCCAGTAGTTGAGCCAACTGTTACCTGCATATCTAGTTCTTGTTGAAAAAGTGTTACATATTGTAATACATTAGCCATTTATAAAATCATCCTTTCTTTTTTTATACTAAAGACTATTTAGCCCTTGCTTTATTTGTTTTCTAATTTCTGATAGCGAACCTGCACTATCTTTGCCAGGTGGAACGTATGAACCATCTTTAATTCTTTCATCTACCTTTGACTGCACATATTGCTTCATTGAATTTTCAAATATCTCTATATTTGCATTTGTTTTATCATCATCATCAGATAATAGATATTCAATTAAGTTTGTAGGTATTTTCTTTTCAACTAAAATATCTTTATATTTAGAAACTTTTTCTGCGTACTGCTTTTCTTTTTTTAGTTTGTCTAGGCTTTCTCTTAATTCCCTTATTGCTTTTTGCTCTTCTGTTTCATTTGCTCCAGTTCTTTTTAGAACTTCAGCACTTATAAGTGTCTGCATATCTTTTTTCTTAAAGTTTTCAAGTGCTTCGCTGTGATATTTATTTTTTTCATTATCTATAATAGCTTTAAAGTTTGCATCATTATTAATTAATTCTCTAAACTCTTCTATTGTAAGCTTTTTATCAGATGCAGATTTGAATAAATCTGTTGATTGCAGCAATGAATCTATTTCTGCATCATCTTCTATTTCTTTTAGTAATTCCAACACTTCTTTTTTTAACATGTATAAAGTTCTCCTTTTTGAAAATTTAATTCAAACATTCTATTTTATCCATAACCTTTACTATTTTAGGAAATTGAATTGCAAAGAAGTCAATCATTTCTTCGTTTGTAGCCCAAGAACTACAACTCTTCAATCCACTTTCACTAAGAAATGCATGAATTATTTCATGCCTAGCAACTTCATTTTTATATACACTTAAATCTTTCAATGAACCTTCTTCAGAATTTATTTTCTCTATAACAATTTCCTTAACAGAGTGATCACAATATCCAGCTCTTTCCTTTAATAGCACATCTTCGCTTTCAAGTTTCTCTATCACTAGATATTCTGTTCCTAATATTTCAACTTTCATATTTCACCTCATATTTTTTAGACATAATAAAAACACCTATTAAATTAATTAATACATGTTAAACAGGTATATATTGACATCTACAGTGACAGTGTCTTGGCAAAGAGGGCCTATCTTCATTGACATAAAATATCACTCCATTATGCATAGAACAATCACTACATGTGCGAGAATCTAAATCTGCACAATACATTACTTTTATAATCCCTTGAACCTTGAAAAAATACTCATTTACTTCACTTTGACATCTGGCAACTTCATTTTCTATTAGTCTGCTGGTTTGTCCTGCACCTGTTGAATATTTATCTCTTATTGCTTTTTCTATCTTATTTACAGAAGTTTTTCCATTTAGAAAACTCTTTATTTCTTTTTTTAAGGACTCTTCTATACCTTTTTTATTCTTCCAGAGTCTATCGCTCCAATGTTTTCCATCAACCTTATTATTCACTATCTTATTTATAACTTTATTGTTTATATTACTAACATCTTTTATCTTCAGTATTACTCCTAATAAAATTATCAAATTTGAATATTTATTCTTAGATGAATCAGATAAAATAGTTTCTATATCCTTGACTTCTTCATCATAACTATTAGAATACTCATTTATAATTTTATTAAGTTTTGACCTTAGATTTTTCTTATCTTTATTATTAATATTTAAGTATTCATTAATAATATCGTGTGTTAGCAATATCTTTGCTATTTCTAATAAAAGTTTATCCCTATTTTCTCTTTGATACTTATAAAATGGTTTTGTCCTATTTTCAGCAGATTTATATATATCTTCAGTCAATTTAGTTATAATCTTTTGATTCATCTAATAAAATCTCTCCCTCTGAAACTATTTCCTGTTCTTTTTTAGCTTTTTCTATTTCAGCATGAGGATTATCAATGAAACTTAGTTGAGATAAGCCAGTTTCAGTAGATAATTTATCTCCAAGTTGGCTTAATATATTTGCTACAACTAAATCATCACGTGGTATCTTAGGGGTAAATTTAGCCTTAATATCTTTATAATCATAGTCAAAACCATATTTTTTATTAAGCCAAATGCACAATAATTTGTACCTATTAAATAAAGTATCTGCAATACTATCATTATTTTGGCTACAAATCCATTCTGTACTGATTAATCTTGCTATAACTGCTAGACTTGATGTATTACTTTGCATTTTTTCATTGTGATTTATATGAGATGTAATTTCATACATATTTTCTTTTATTGAAGATAGTGTATTTTGAACAAATGTATCATTCATATCTTTAATAAGCCACTCTATTTTTCCATCTCCATTAACTTGAAGTATTCCAAGTTCTTTCATCCTTGGCAAATCATCTTCTTTAATATTACATCCAGAAAAGGTTAAATAAGCATTTCTAAAATCACTAATTTCATTACTTATATCACTTAAATTAGTTTCATAAGCATCTTGTAACCCTTTTATATCATTAAATATTGTATTTTTTCCTAGTTCTTCACTTCTTTTGCAAATTGATATTGGAACATTTCCATCAAATATATTGTTTACTGTAGGACTTTCAACTTCTTTGAAATTTGAATCAAAATGATATATATATTCTTTGTCATATACATCTACATACGTGTCATCTTCGAAACCTTTGGTAAACTCTCTAATAAAGCATACTATTTCTCCATTTTCATTTTCATAATGACAGCCATCTGTTGGCTTGATTATCTTTACTTGTATTTCATCATCTTTTACATAGTAAAGTTCATAGCAAAGCCCAAATAATAGTGCATACCTCAATAAATCTGAGTCATGTTTTTTACTCCAATGGCAAGTATAGTATTCTAAATCATTTATAATCTTCTCATCACCAGATCTACTTGTATAGGTAATCTTATTTGCAAGAGAATAAGCGACTTCTTCATTAATAAACTTTTTTAAGAAATTAGTGTTTATCTTATTATTAGATCTCTTGGTAACCATTTTATAGTTGCTAATAGCATCCGTTTCACCTTTATAATACTTATACATAGTATCATATTCGGATTTATTAGAGTTCCAATCGTCATATATGTCTTTTATTAAGTCTAAATCTAATTCCATTAACAACACATCCTATCCTGTAGACTCTATAAATTTTAAAACTTTTATTGGAATATCTTGCTTTGAAATATAACTTTTACTCCTTGCTCTATGAGTATATGCAAAATATCCTTTTTCATCTTTTCCTATTCCAACATTGAACTTCTTTCCTTTTTTAGTTAAAGTTTTTTGAACTTCTTCAAACTTTGATCTATTAGCCAATAAATTACCTCCCAACTAAAAACCTAATAATTTTCTATCAAAGATATTTACTGTCTCAGAAACTTTTATGTTGTTAATTCGATTAATAAATTCCGATGATATATCCGGAGCATCATCATGTAGAGAGTATTTTTGTCCTGTAAAATCAAGTATTTGCTGTATAAATTCCTTATCTTCTTCTGCAAAAATCATTTGGCCTTTGCTTAAAACAGGTATTAAAGTAGAGATTTTATCATCTTTATTTTTCTTTTGTTGCTCATTAATGATTTCTATATCTCTATAACTAAGAACATTATCATTTTTTATTTTAAACTCTAATTGGTTGGCATCTGCGCCATTAAATGTATTTTTTTCTATATAAATATGTGTTATATCTGAATACACTTTTAATAAATAAATCATATGGTCTATATATTTATCAAAATCAGTTCTAGCATTTATTTTAGCTAGTTCTGCCAATCTTCCATATAGTAAACCATTTTCTGATTCACTTCCAACAAGAAAAGCGCTATAGTCATGTTTCGACCCACCCGCAGATGCTGGATCACATAACAGCATTGTCTTTTTAAAAGTATGCGATTCAATTTCTTCTCTAGTTTCTGTTCTAACAGTTTTAAACCATTTTTCTCCTATAGAATTGACATCATTTTGCACTTCCTGCTTAAAAGATGTTGGATTTTCATAATAACTTAGAGCCATATCTAAACAATCCCAAAAACTTGGCCATAATATAGGGAATTTCATTTCTTTTTCATTTTCCCAGTAAAATTCTTTAGCATCTTCAAGATGATTTGTATTTTTAAAATCAAATAAGATCTCTTTGAACTTAAGCCATAAACCAGAATTAAATAATTCATCTACATTATCAACTAAAACTCCTTTTTCGCATTTAAACTTCCAAGTTGGTAAATTTTTTAGTCTACTATAAAAACATTCTTTGTGTTGTAAGGTTCCTAATGCTATAAAAGTTGTTCCTCTTTTTATAGTTTTACCATTTCTTATGACTGGTTTTTGAGCAGCATATTTTACATCATCAGAAAATCTTTTAAATTTTTTCTCTCTAGCATCTTCTGTTCTAACATTTTCTTCTGACTGATAATCATCAAGTATGATAAGATCTGGACGGTTATTATTGTATTTTCTTCCTCTCATGGGTGATGAAGATGATATAGCTTCAATAAAAGTTTTATTTGTTAGCTCTAGTTGAGTACTATTACAAATGTATTTTCTATCATTATCATTTAAAAGGACACCAAATGCTTTTTTAATATACTCATTTTCAAGTAATGCATTTTTTATATCTTTTACAAATTTCTCTGCTGTAGATCCTATGTCAGAGCAAATCAAAGTATATGTCTTATGTTTATAGCAATGCGACCATACAGTTGTCGCTAAATCTCCAAATGCACTTTTACCTGTCCCTCTTGGATAAATTCTTCCTAATTGCTGTGAACCATCTCCAATTATAGATTCTTGTATATCTTCCCATAGCTCATGATGAACTTTAGCTATAGGAGCAGCAGCATTATCTTCTTTTGGTAAATATGTGTCTTGCATAAAATACATACAGAAAAATTCTAGGTTTATTTTTCCAAGTTGATAAGCGAGACCATTAACTCCCCAAAGATTGTTTGAATTGGCTTTTATAATCTCATTTGCTTCTTTTTCAGCATCTTTTATAGATGCTCCATTTCTTATAAAAGTCTTTGCTAGATAACTAAATATTAATTGTATATTTCTTTCTAGATTATCCACTCGTATTTACTTCCTCTTACTTCTTCTATTTTTTTAGGCTCAGTGAGTAATGCAATTAATAAAATAAACAATGTAAATTTTTCTCTAATAAAATCACCCTCTTTGAAATACATCTCTGGTTTTTAAATTTTGCTAGAAAATTTCTAGAACTCATTTTCCATAAAAAATAATTTTTTCAAAATAGAAGGACACCCCCTATTAATAAAAAAAATAAATATATTAAAGTATTTTGAATTATTTTCTTGCAAGAAATATTTTTTTGATTAGAATTATTAATTATCTTTCAACTATTCCTTAAATATGTATTTTCGGCATAGTTAAAAAGAACCTAGCATTTCCAATAGGTTCACATATCCTATAATAATCCACATCACTTCACTGTATGAAACTTTAATTATTAAGTCTCACTAAATTTTATTAAATTAGCTATAACTAAAGTTAAATACAATATATGATTTAATTATTAAAGTAAATATATATATAATATATGTTTTGCTTTAATTAATTTCAAACATAATTAAAACATATTCTTGCAGGATTTATTTCATATCTAATTACTTCTTGCTTGTTCTTATTCTTATCTTAGCTATAGCTGCTTCTATCTCTGTTGCATCCATACCCATGCCAACACTATTATCCTCTGCTTGTATAACTGTACTTGTAGGAGTTCCATATATACGATTTATAAGATACTGATTGGCTGCCAACATAACCCTCTTATCGCTCTTGTCACTAGCTAATTCCTTGATATTGTTGATATAACTATCTAAATCCTTTAATATCATTAAGTTCCCTTGGTTTGTTAGCTCCTGTTTCCGTCTGTCCATTTCTTTCCTAACATGCTCTTTATTCATCCAATTATAGATTGTTTTTCTATTTACTCCAATAATTCTGGCAGTTTCTGTTACTGTAGTACCTGTAATCAATAGAGTTACCATATTGCACTGATCTTCTGTCAACTCTTTACCTTTTTCATAGCTACTGTCGATTATTTCAACTTCATTCACATCCAATTAATCACCTCTTTACTCAGCTTCTAAATAAACATTTAAATATCTACATCCCTATAAATCCCTTGAATAAATGACCTTTAATATATATTTTCAGACATTTTAATAAATCTATTCTATTCCTTGTAAACTCTATTGTTAAGGCTCTTTGCATTCTAATAATGTCCTGTTGTTGAAAAACGTAACATATTAAATTTTAGATAAAATACAAGATATTTTAATTTCTTTTTCTTTTCTTTAACTTATTAGTAAATTTAGTTATTGCTTTTACTTCTTCATCCTTATCTATTCCTATATATCTTCTAGTCATTTCTATTGTCTTATGTCCTAGAATCTTCCTTATAAGTTCTAATGCATAAGTCTTATTCTCTTCTTCATCATAAATATGCCTTGCAAATGTTTTTCTTAAAGAGTGTGTTGCAACATTTTCTTTTATTCCTACCTTTTTTGCTGCTCCTTTTATTATTCTTCCTGCTTGTCTTGTTTGGATAGGTCTATTAAATTTCTTCCTCTTGCCACTTTTAAATAAAAATTCTTCTCCTGGTTTATCTTGAGTATAGTTTTCTATAGCACTCTTTATTACATCAGATAAGAAAACTTCTCTATCATAGTCTCTTTTTTCTTCTATAACTCTAATCCAGTCCTTAGACACTCTTATCTTTTTTCCTTTTTTATCTAACTTTATATCTGTTACATCTGCAACTTTAAGTGCTAATATATCTCCTATTCTAAGTCCAGTACACATTCCAAAGAGGGCTAATAAGTAATTTCTTTCGTTCCATTCCTCTAGAAAATTCAAGAGTCTAAATACATCCTCTATATCTTTTATTGGATTAACTTTTTGTCCACTATGTGCTTCCATTCATTAAAAACACTCCTTATTACCATGATAATTTTTTCTTTGCCTATCTTGCACCAATATTTTTAAGTCTTCAACTACATTAGCAAAAGGATCTGTGATTATAGAGGTTATATCATTTGTACTATATTTTCTTTCTCTTGCATAAGTATTGGTCTTTATTCTAAATCCTAAGTCATTTACAGTTTCAGTTACTTTTACAACATTTTCTAATTGCAAATATAATTTAAATACAACCAACTCAACGTGATCAGACTCATCAATTATACTTTCATCTAAAATTTTTAGATATGAGTCTATCTTATTAATATTAGAATCATAATTTTTCTTAACCTTCTTTTTTAGTTTCAAGAGTTTTTCTTGCTTTTTCTTTATAAAATCTAAAGAACATTCTCTTCCATACATACCAGGAGTTTCTCTCATTACATTGTCGTAATACTTTAGATTGTCTGGTACATATGCAGCACTTGAAATTTCTTCTATTATATCACGTTTAATCTTCAACACCTCTCTAGACAATAAAAAAGACTTAGAACGTAAATTCCAAGCCATTTTTATTAAATATATTTTTCTCACAATACAATCTTATCATGATTAAAAGACACAAAACAGACATAAATTGGTCACAAATCGGACATTTTTTAGACACAAAACAGACATAAATCGGTTTAAAATCGTCACAAATCGGACATTTTTATAGCAATCCTTTTATCTTATCTATAATATCAAACCTCATTTGCTTACACTTACTCGCTGAAAAACCAATCATTCTGCCAACATATTCCCAAGATGTCCTGCTACTTGAAAAGTATTTATACTGTACTATCTTTTTTTCTTCTTCACTTAATATTTTCATTGCATTATCTATTTTTTCTATTATCAACTCTTTATGTCTCTTCTCTTTTTCTTTTAAGGCAATTTTCTTTTCTTTTTCTTCAGTCTCTATTTCAATTACACTTTTAATATCATATGTCTTGCTTGTCTTTTCTTTAATTTCAACTCCACTACATCCTCTGTAGTCGTTTTTTATCATCTGCATATCAATGTCTATTTTTTCTATTTCCGCTTTTATTTTTTTATAATTATATAACTTACCTTCTGCACTACTAAACAAATTGTCTTTTTTGCTAGATTGCATTACCTCACACTCCTAATTATGTTATAATGATGTTGTGATAACGGTTTTAGAATTTTGACAAGCAGGAGTGTGAAGTAATGCTCCTTTTTTTCTTTTTTGAAATATATCTTATTCTCTAGGCACTAATTGCAACTTGTAATCATCAGAACTATATAATTTATAACCTCTTACCTTCAAGTCTAATTCTAGTTGACTTAAACTTTTATAAGCACCAAATGAACCATATCCATTCTGCATATTTATAATAACATACCCACCTATTGTTTCCTTTAAAGAAAGAATCATATATAACTTATTACCACCATTAATTTCAACAATATCTCCTACTTTTAATTCTCTATTATTTTCAGTTACTTCTATCAACATATTATATTATCTCCTTACTTTAATTAATATTTTTTAGAAACTCTCCCATTTTCATTTCATCAATGCTTTCATTAACTCCTTTTATAGTACTTAAGTTAACTAAAGGCATGCACAAATTCCATAGTTTATCTACATCTAAAAATTGTATTTTTGCATTAAATTCTTTTTCATCAAGGCATTTTAATTTCTTGTTCATATTAATCAATTCATTAATCATTGAATTTTTAATTAAATTAAGTATATCGTCTCCTATTTCTTTGAGATCCCATCCTCTTCCATTTAGTTTCTTATTATGTGTCTCTACTCCTTCAGTAATATAGTTTTCTATTTCTAAAACTTGAAACATTGTTAAAATAGTTTGACAAACATCTAATCCTTCTGCAATTATATCTTTAGTTATTCCTGTATCTATAGCATTTTTAAACTCAGTTACCTCTTCATCAATTTTTGCCAACTGATCTTCTACCTTCCAATTAGGTATGCTGCTAATTAACTTTAAATCCATCTTTAGTATCTCCCCTCATTCATTTATTGAAGTCCCAACTCTTTTTGAGTATATTTATTCATAATGCTCCTTTTTTCTTTTTTTAAATAATAACTCAATCTCTTGTTTTTTGGGAACATAAATATATTTACTTAATCGCTGCATCTTTTTATATAAAGAATCTTTTATTTCTTCGTAGTCAAATCCATTGAAATATCCTGGAAGTTTTATTTCCAACTTTGTGGCATAAAACTCATACAGCATTGCAGAAACAAACTTAAGATCATTGATAATATGATTTGCTTCAAATAACATTAGATTTTCATTGTAAAATTCTATTCCCATGGCAACATAAAGATAAATATATTCATTCATAAATAATTCTTCCACAATATCTACATAAACTTCCAATAAATCATTTATGCATCTTATCTGTTTTTCCGTTGCCTTATTAAATAGATATTGTTTATTATTTCGATGAACTTTATAGTGACAACTATTGCATAATGGAATTAAATCATCCAATTCTTCCGCTCCTATTCTTCGATATGTTTTATGATGCAAAGACACTTTCTTTACTGAATCACACAAAACACATTTACATTCATTAGAAAAATAGAATTCATTTTTTAATGATTCCCAGTGTTTAGTTTTTTGATATTCTTTATAATTATAGACAATCTCGTTTGTATCTTGACATACTATTCTCTTATTCATTTATTGAAGTCCCAACTCCCTTTGAGTGTATTTATTCATAAATATCATTTCATCACAACTACTAAATATAAATAAATCTCCATCTAATATAAATTGCAATGATGCAATATCTTCTATATCAGTTAAATCCATTTCTCCATTTAAGACATTTTCATTATCTATGTTATTTAATTCAAAGAATATATTTTCCGTTTCAAATCTATCAATTAACTCATTTGCATCTTTTATATTTTTAATAGCATGGTACACCTTACATTTCATACCTGATCTTCTCCTCTTACATCTTTATTTATCTTCAAGCCAATCATTTTTTAAATAATAAAATACATATATAATGATTGTAGTTATTAATATCCAGATGATCCAAAACACTACTTTAAAAAACCCTGTATTAAAATTATTATTTTCTAAAACATTCTGTATAGACTCACCCTTAAAAACTTTTATGTTTTTATCAGCTGGATTCGCTATAGTATTATTTTTTAAATTAGCATACATAGTACCATTAAATTCTTTCGGTATAACTTCATAATAGTACCTTCTCTTATTATTAATGTAAGCATAATTACCTTTTATTTTAAGATTATTATTTTTAAATATATCTTTCTTTAATGCCAATCTCTCTTTAGATAAATTAGTAATTACTTTCGCATCAAACTCTTTACCCATGAAATTAAATTTATTACATTTTTTCTCTATTGAATCATGGTAATCCCAAGTCCAATATGTTTCAGTATATTTATGTGAATGGCCTTTACTGTCTTTAGTGGTAACCACTCTAGTATGCATAGTGTATTTTTCTTCCGTTCTTTCTATAAACCAATAGTCCCCTTTTAATTCTTCTATAGATACAGAATCTACACTTTTAAATCTTCCACTTATCAAAGAATCTCCCGCACTTGTTTCCATAGCATAATCAAAGAGATCTTTGTCATTATTTATTTTAGTTGCTTTGTAATATCTTTCATTATCTTCTAAAAATTTTGATTGAACTTTATCATCAATGAAAAATCCAAGCACAATCATCATGCAAGCAATTATTATGCTCACTAAAAATTCTCTCTTAGTTATTTCAAAAGTTTTAAATTTCATATGTGCACCTCTTAATCAAATAAATTTTGAGGTGCATCCTCTTTTGCTTTATATTCAGTATATTTAGATTCTATTTTTTCATATCCCATACTATTTAGAATTAAATTTGCTGGAAATTTTCTTATATATTTATTGTAATTGCGAACTTGCATATTATAATTTTCTCTATGTTGTGCAATCATATTTTCTGTTATACTCAACTCACTCATTAGTTGCTTATAATTTTCATTAGCTTTTAAATCTGGGTACTTCTCTGCTACTGCTTGTATATTTAATTTTGCTTCCTTGATAGATTCATCATTTGCACTTACTCTCATGTCAGTTACTTCTTTTAATGTTCTATTTTCATATTTAGCATAGTCTTTTACGCAGTCTACTATGTTCTTAATTAAATCAATTCTCCTTTTTTCTTGCACCTCTACAGATGCAGTTGCTGATTGGACCTGCTCTTCTAAATCAATTGCTTTATTTTTAGTTACTAAGAACAAGCAAGCAAACATAATTAATATTGAAATAACTACTCCTACGATTATTAACGTCTTTTTCATTATTTCATCGCCTCACTTTCAAGCCATTTTTTTCTACCTTCTAAACATCCGCCTAAGCATTCTTGAAAATCATAAGCACAACTAGTACATCCACTTCCGCCATTTGCAAGAAATTCAGCCATTTCTATTTTGCTCATATTTTTTATCTTTTCATAATTAGTCATCTTCTTATTCAAGTTACTTCTAAATAATCTGTCATAACATTTGTCACATACATCTTTTCCGATACTCATTATATTACCTTCATCATCAATTCTGAATACCTTTATGTTTAGAATTTCTGCTATTGTTTCACCACAAAAATCACACTTTATAACACAACTCATCTTTAATACCCCCTTTTACTTTCTTTAGAACTCATATCTTGATACATACATCCACAATCCTTACATTGCCACACTATTCCAATTAATGTTTCAATCTTAAATATATTACCATTACAAATTGGACACTCATTTTCCCTACCACCAATTATTTTAGTTTTCATTTTACCTCCAATAAACTTAAATCATTTATTATTTACCTAGTATATTAATTTCAGTTTTTAATTTTTTAAGTCTCCTATATATTGACGTTTGGCTAGTTCCAAGCACTTTACTTATTTCTTGTTGAGTATAACCTTTTTCTCTTAGACAAACTATTTTCTGTATATCTTTTATCTCACTTCTTTTTATACAAGATCTAATAACACGAACATTTTCTATATCTACATTTTCATTGCCAGCCAATCTATCTTCTATTCTTATCTCTTCTCCATAATTATCTCTATAAATACACTTTTCAAAACTATCTATATCATTTCTATAATGTTTCTTAACATATCCAGTCGTAAATCTTTTCAAATGTCCTGATATATACGAAAATGCTATTGTAGAAAATTTTCCTTTACTTTCATCAAAGCAACATGTTGTTTTATATAATCCTATATATCCTTCTTGAAATAAATCTTCTTTTAAATATGGATACCTTCTTAAAAAGGATTTGAAATATCTATTTATAATAAAATGTACAAGATTTATATTATCTTCAAATAATTTATTTTTCTCTTCTAAACTTCTCATATAATCACCATCCAATTTAAAATGGAATATCTTCATCATCTAAAACTTGAAAGCCTATTTCTTTTTCTTCATCCTTTGGCTTGTGATCAAGCGCATTAACAATTTTTGTTCTTACTTTTGTGAAAGTTTTTTTCTCTCCATCTTTTTCATATTTTTCTATCCTTATTTGGCCTTGAATTGAAACCATTCTTCCTTTTGTGAGATAATTAGCACAAAATTCTGCTGATCCTCCCATAACTTCAATTGGTATAAAATCAACTTCTCTAGTTCCATCCTTTTTTGCATAACCCCTATCAACTGCCAATGCAAAAGTAGCAACTGGAGTACCATACTCTGGTATATATCTTAATTCTGGATCTCTTGCTAATCTTCCAACTAAAACTACATTATTCATATTGCAATATCTCCTTCATTGTATTTATTTTCTCTATATTCCATTTGTTTTACAATCTCAACTGCTTCATTAAAGGCACAACCTCTTTCAATTTCTTTATTTGCAGACATAATTGCATTAGCAATTTTGTCTGTAAATTCTGCTCTTTCTAAAATGTTCATATGAGAAATACTTTTCATTTAACTCCCTCCTTGTTTTACTAAGAGGACTTATAATAAGTCCTCTTAGATTTTCAATTAAGCAATTATATTTACATTTTTAAAATCTTTTAATTCTTCTTGCAAGTACGCTTTAATATTTAACATTGCTTGATTTTTCCATGCTCCACCATCTGCTTCATATAATCCTGCTGCTGGTCCAGAACTCATTCTGAAAATAAATTCACTTTCTGGTTGCTCTACTTCTTGGAAAGTACGGTAAGGAATCAATTTTACTCTATTTGGAACTATTGCTTCTGATACACTAGCGACACCTGTTTTTATTGTTACAGATTGAGAAACTCCATCATCTCCCACGTTTTTTACTGTAGATTCTTGGATATTACCTGCAATTTTTAAAAGTGTATCTCTATCATTATTCTTTATAAATGCTGATTGTAGCATTATGTTAAAACTATCTAAGTCTAAAGGTCTGTCAAATCTTTTCTCTGGTAGTAGTGCAACACATTCAATATATGTCTCTCTATCTCTATTTTTTCTCAAAGGAGATTTTAAAAGCACTTTTCTTGGAGTTAGAACTTGTATTAATAACAATTCATCTTCTTTATGATCTATGCCACTTTTTATATAATCTACTAAACCACTCAATGTAGTTATTTCTAATTCATTAGCTTTTGGTTCTTCTATTATTTCTAATGCATCTGTTGTGTACTTAAACCCATCTACACATACTGTTTCTCTTTTTCCTAACTTAACTAAATATTCTATTGCATTTCTTATCATTTTTTTATTCTCCTTTTTTATTTAAATTTATATTTTACTTACTTTCTTAAACTACTTTGAACTTGCATTTCTGAAATCAATTACACTAGCACTATTTTCTTCTGTTTCATTAGTTTCTTCACTATCTGGAATATCCATGACCAACTGCCCTGCTACTTGATTTTTAAATTCAGACGCTTCAACTCTTCCTGTCTCTAAATCTTTTCCTATCAGAACTTTAGTTGTTGTAGCCTTTGCTTCTACTATAGTTGCTTTAGATTTTATATCTACTTCAGCAAGATCTCTATCTTCATTTGCTTTAAACACTATCTCTAAACTAATTTTTCTTGTTTTTTTAAAATCTGTATTTGGATCTGCAATATTATCTAAAACTTTTTGTAACTCTGTATTAAACTTTTCTTTTAGAACTCCACCTGCAAATTTTTCTAATGCTATCATGTAAAATCACTCCTTTATTTATTTAAAATAATATTTTTCTACGAGGAAATTAATTAATAAACTTTGACTATAATTTAATAACATTTTTATCAAAATTTTTGATTTTATTTTTTTCTCTCTATCATTACCATCTTTTAATAGTTTTTGACAAATTCTTTAAACCTGTGTTTTTTGTGTAATGTAATCGTATTCTGCAATCATTGCAATTACTATATTTATTAATTTTTTTCAATATTGATTTTCAATACCTTATGAAATTTTAATTTCAATATTGAAAAACGGTATTTTTTCAATATTGATTTTTTAAATTATTCAATATTGATTTTTATTGTAAAATCATTACTTAATAAAATTTCCTATTTTTTATCCTTTTTTAAAATACATCTTCTGGAATTTCTGCTTGCACATATTGTTTATTTACATCATATTTGTAATCTCTATTTAACTCTTCACTAGTTGTGTAAAGTCTTTTTCTTCTTTCTGAAAAATTCATTTTGAAACTTATATTCTGTTTTCCTGTTATTCTATTTTTTAAAATTAATAAATAAGTGTCGTCTGCCTCTTCTTCTTCATCAATAACTCTGTAAGTTGATAAAATATAATCTGCATAATTAACAATCTCACTTGCTCCAGACACATCATACATAGTTGGTTTCATGTCACCCATATTTTTTCTAGGATGTGCAACTAAAACTATTACTAAGTTATATTTTTTAGCGAGATTTTTTAAGTTGCTTACTATCTGCTCTTGTCTCTCATATTTATCTGCCTTATTGCCAGTTTTTATTGTCATTAGATTGTCAAGAACAAAGAGCCTAACCCCTTTTTTTAAATATAAATGTTCTATGGTATTTAGTAGATTTACTTCATCACTTATTGCATCTTCATCATAGAGAAAAAATTTATCTTCTATCCAGTCTGATATAAGCTCAACGGCGTAATCTGGAATATCTGTGTATGTTCCTCCATAGACACTTTTATATTCTTTTATGTGATAATCATTAGCTACAGTTTTTCTAAACCAATCCATAGCCATGAAAGAGGGTAATTCTCCAGAATACAAAAATGCTTTTTCTTTATTTGCAATTGCTTCTGCTATAAACTGGTTAACTATAGTTGATTTACCAGATGCAGGTTTACCAGTCAAAATTGTAAGAGTTCCATATCTAAATCCATCTAGCATATTGTTTAGTTTATTAAAACCCGTGTCTATGGACTTGTGTACGCCTTTTTCACGTTTTATTTTTGATGCGTCAATATAATTACCATTTATACTACTGCTCGTCGTCACAAGTGCTTTTAAATCGTTTATATCTACAATCAATTCATCTATACTTGTATCTGAATTTGAATTATTAATTAATTCATTTGCTAGCTCTGAAATTTGTCTTTTAAGTAACTTCTCTTTTATGATTTTTATATAGTGATCTATGTTTGAAGTAGTTATGACTATAGTTGTTAAACTGGTAATGTAACTAACTCCTCCAACGTCTACTAATCTATCTATTTTTTCTAATTCATTTTTTAAAAGCAAAAGATCTAGTGGTTTATTTGAGTCAATTATTTTCTTCATGCAAGATAAAATAATTTTATGTGACTCAAAGTAGAAATCATTTTCTTTTAATTCCCTTATTTTGTAACCTATAGAGTCATTTATAAGAAAACTTCCTAGAATGTTTTGCTCTGCTTCTAAAGAGTAATTCATTTAATCACCCCCAGCTTATTATTAAAATGTCACAACTAAAGGAATCACCCTTTCGACGTCATACAATACCCCACAAATACGATCTCTTGGAACATTTTTGTAAACTAAAATATCAATTATGTCGGCAATAAGTTTTGCATAGTATTTTGGAGTTTCAAATCCATAACTTCTATAAGCAAGTTTTTCTTCAACAAATTGTTCGCATTTACTTCTTGTACTTGTTCTAGTTTCACAACCTTTACTTTCAAATATCATTTCTCTTATTTTTGGATCAGTTCTTAATCCTTCAATAAGTCTTTGTATATCTTGATCTGTAAGTTCATGTTTTTTTCTTTCCACTTAGCATACCTCCTGTCTTTAACTATTTAGTTGCTTCTTTTGATTTGAAACTATTCTACACCATGATAATTTACATGCTATAATTAATTTAAACATACTTCCAATATGTTTAAATTAATTAGAAAGGTGGTGAGAGTATGAGCCAATATCGAGTTATAAGCAAAGAATGTCCTGTAATAAACGAAACCATTTCTCTTACTTGCGAATATTCAGCTCCTCCAGGTACTTTTGGATCTAAGTTAATGTCAACTAGATGTGATGGAAGTCATATTTGCGACTCTTCTTCTAATGAAGAATGTCCTATTCTAAAAAAACTTCTTAGATAGTAGCTTTGGGATTTTCATCTGGAAAACAATACTTAAATGCAGTCACTTTTACACCTGTTATTTTGCTTAATTTAGTAAAAGAATGATACATACAGGTAAAATCTCCCTCACATTCTTGCAGGTAATCGCAAACTTCACATGATGTGGGGGCTTCTCTATTCCCTCTAAACACCATCTCCATAACTTCATTTTGTAAATGTCTTGCAATACAGTGTAAATCTTTTTCAGTAAGTTCTAACTTTTC